CCGAATGCTCAAGCCAATCGGTCACCTCGTTGCTCTCGCTGATCTCTGGAGGCAACTGAGCGTCGTAACGCTCCTGGCATATCTTCAATGCTGCGTTCATGGTCGCCTCCAAAGTGGCGGGTTGTTCACCTGTATTCGTCAACACTCATGCCTCCCGCTGGTTGCCGATGGGCGCGGGGGAGGAGTGCTGACGTAGTAGAGGTGGGGAAGGAAAGGCGCCGGTCTTTCCCGGCTGTCATGGCGCTGGTTGTTCAGTCGTACAGGCCATAACTGAAATCGTGCTCGTCGCAATCGATCACCAGCTTGGCACCACCGAAGTAGAGGGCCGCAGTGAGCTTTTCCCACTTCTTGTAAATCATGAAGTTGCGGCCAATGGGTGCGCCGTCCAGCTTCGCGCTGTAGACCTCACCGAAGTCGTAGCCCCGCTCGTTCTGGCCTTTGACGCTGATGCTGATCCGATTGGCCAGCTCCCATTCGGTGCGCTTGGTACCAGAGGAGTATCGAGATGACGAACTGCGCTCTTCCGGCTGTGGGTCAAAGTAGATGTGCATGTGCTTGCTGCTGCCGATGTAGTCGTTTTCAGCCTCGCGAATGGTGATGTGCGGGCTTTCCCATTGCTCGTCTGTTGCGCGCTCTTTGTTTTCTTCGATGAAGGCATTCAGCAAATCGCTCAGGTTTACGAATTCCGGCACGATGTCGTCTTTCAGCGCATCGTCGATAGCTGCTTGCGAACGACGAAGCATTTCGGCAGTGACGCCAGAAGACTCCCACTGTGTTTTCAATGCGGTGGCGATCAGGTCGTTGTAGCGAGTCAGCTCAAACAGATCGCTCACGTTGGATGGCAGCGCATCTTTAATGGCTTGGCTGACCAGCTTGCCCATGTCGCTGTAGCTGCGGAAATTGTCTTTGATGATGTCGGTGAACATGCTTTCCACATGCTTATCGATGATTTCTGCCGGCTTGGCGCCGTCTGTGAATCGGGTTACGCCATCCATCAGCATGGATTGAAGTGTTTGCTCGCTCATTTGGTGCTCCGTGCTTGATCGGTTGTTTTCCCAATGCACCCGACCGAACTGCAGTTGGGTGCATCAGTGAAAACTTCCGCCGTAACCCGCTACTGGCGTCGGTTACCGGCTTGAATCAAATGTTCTTCCAGCCGCGGGCCTTTCGGCTTGTTCTCCCGCTGGATAACTGTTCTTGGCGCTTTACGCTGCACGCCCGGGTCAGTTGCCAACCCTCTGAACCGTTTAGGCCGGTTCATCGCTGCCTTTGAATCTGGGCCGGTGGTGATCCGGCAAGGGGTGTCGCTAAAGAGCGGTGCAGCTTTCGCTGCTGGCTTGAGATGAAATATAAGCCCGCTTATCTTATTCGTCAATAAGCATGCTTATATATTTTCCTACAGCCGATAAAAAACCCGCTCACTGGCGGGCTCATTTAGTAATCGCAGTACTCGCGCCAGCCGATCCTTACGGCGCCATCATCCAAATGCTCGATCCTTATGCCGGCGGTGTCGCCGATGTCTTGGATGACTTGGTGCCAAGCTTCAGGGCTTTCATCGTCGCGTCTGGAGACTTCAACCAACTGAATTCTCTGCACTCGAGGAGAGGCGATTATGCGTTGCAGACGACGGCCGACAAGCTCGTAGGAGTTCCGTGGTTTGGATGTTGGGGAGGGTGCCTGAATCATGCTTCGCTCCTTGCGAATACTGTATGTGCATACAGTATTGCTGCTGCCATATGATGGCAATAGAGCGACAAGAAAATTCATGTATAAATGCATATTTTGCAGCTGTGCTTTCTGGCAGGCATGAAAAAGCCCGCGCTGAGCAGGCTTGAGCTTGATCAGGAAGGCTACGCGTCAGGTGCCACAATATGGATATCGCCGAGTAGGTCGCTCACTGAGCGGATGTTTTCGCGCGCACCTAGGGCTTCAGCCTCAGATGCAAATGGTCCAACAGCAACGAATTTCGCCGAGCCCTTGGTGGTCGGAAGCCCCAGGCGCTTCACTGACCGGGTTGCCTCCGCGTGTGCCCATGGCTCGCATTCCACCCGTACAGTCCATCCTGACATCAAGGGTACATGCGCGGAGAGTGCTGGGAGTACGTCACCACCGCAATGCTTGCACTTGATGGCTGCTTTTTTGATGGTCTCTGCACAGAGTGGGCAGGGACGTGTATCTGTCTCGGCCGCGGCTTGTGGCGAAGTGGATTTGCCGCCGAGAAGCACCATAAGCAAGCCCGCGAGGGCAATCATGCCGCCAACGATCGTATGGATCTGTCGGTCGGCCATAAGGCCCATATTGTTCACCCGGCCGCCGGTACCAGTAGGCACGGACACATCCATGCTCAGCGCAAAGACCAACCAGCAAACGCCGACAATAATCGCGAATGTTCCGAATCCCTTCATTGATTAACTCCCAAAATTGAGCCTGCACTTTACCATTCGTGGCGTACAGCCACCATTTGGGGAGGAGGGCGTTCAATCTGGCCCATGCGCCTTCAGCCTGGCCAAGCCCTGCTTGATATGCCCGGCGTTCTCTCCGATCGCCTCCAGGGCGCCGCGCACATTCTCGCCGATCTTGGCATGGCCTTGGCTTTCGACGAGCAGCGTCAACTCCATCAGCGCAGCTTCTAGGGCGAGCTGGTTCTCATATATGCGTTCCAGGGTGTCTGTAAGGGAGTATTCGGGCGAGGGCATCGCTTGGTCTCCAGTAGATGGCATGGAAAGCATAGCCGCGGGCAAAAAAAATGGCCCGCTTATGTGCGGGCCTAAAGGGAATTCTTCAAAGGAGTAGGGCGACTTTGCACTCTGTCCTGTAAATGCCAGGTGAAAAGGATGTCGGAGAAACGAAAGGTCTCGCATCGCGGCCCGCTTGAAGGCCGCTTTCAGAATGATGTAGCTATCGACTGGGCCAGCTGCATGTCTGACATGAGCGGAGAAGGATAGGTCGACTGGTAGTATCTGGATGCCTGCTCAAACTCCGCGCCGCGAATCTCGCCGTCTGAACCAATGAAGGCCAGGGCGTCGGTCTTGGCTGACTTGAAAACCTTTGGCGGCTCGGTCGTGAGAGATGTGGTCGCACCAATCAAAATGGTTGGTGCGGAAATTGTGAGAAATATCGCAGCAGCGATAGGGTTGGCGCCATCACCTGATACGGCCTGCGTGCTGACCGATGCCAGTAGGGCGATCGCCAGGGTCTGCCATGAGTCCATTCTTCGTTGCTTCCATTGCGATCAGAGGGCGCCACCTTAACAGGGTAGGAGATCACCAGATACAAAAAGCCCGACGCTGGGCCGGGCTTGTAACATCTTGCTCAAATGTCTATTAGCAGTGAAAGTTGCGCGCCGCTTTTCGGTTTCGCGCGATTAAGAGCCTTCATGAAACCATCCCAGTTATCGCTTGCTCTCATCAACCAAATTGCGCTCTGGATGTGGGAAGACAAAGCCGGATGACCAACATCTTCAGTCAGCCATTGATGGTGGGTTGATTTTCTTCGGCCAGAGTCAGTTTTAGGGTTTCTCAATTCCAGCTCCTCGACGAGCCCAGGCGCAAGTCTTTCATAAACTATGTCCATGGTGTACTTACCTACGACTCCAGGCTTTCCACCCGAAACGGAAGGGTACTGCCACCCTCTCAACCGGAACATTTCCTTGTAGAACTCATCAGGAAAACGTTTTGCCCAAGCGGCGAATTCTTGCAGAAGATAGGTATCAAGGATTTTTTGAAGCGCTTGTCGGTCTCGAACATCTTGATAGCCAGTCGCTTCATCGACCAGACCGATAATTCCAAGCGTGGCAAAGCCGTGCTGAAGTATCTCGGCGCGCTCAGCCATGTAGATAAGACGCTTATCAAGAACGCCCTGCTGATGAGCCTTGATTAGAACAGAGCATAGATCTGGAAGGATGGTCGCTTCGTAACCATCCGCAGGGTTTCCTCCGTGAGGAGGAATAAACTTAATAGGAGAATTTGCGCGCGCGATTAAGTCATTGATTTCAATGCCCTTTGAGGACAATCTTGCTAATAAAAGCTGGATTTTACTCGCACCGCCAGAACCGCCACCTTGAGACATCCCGATAGCAGAATGAAGACCCCGCTGAGCAAGAACTCTGGTCTCATCAGGCAAGACGTAACACGAAATCTCGATACCACCTATGCGGATTATCTTATCCGCACCGCCGTGGGTGGCAACAGGGATGTTGCTGCCCCACCTGGCTAAGGCTGCCTTTTTGGCAATCTCTGTTCTAGTCGCAGGGGACAGTGACTTTGCCCTCGCTGCTCCGCCCTTTGCCCTGCCTTCTGGTTCGCTCATGCAAGCATCCTCCGCTAGGTTATGCTTGCATTTAAGCCTGGCAATGCAAGCATGTCAAATTTACAATGCAAGCATTTTCGAAGTCGCAGATGAATTGTCATATGTCATGCACCGTATTGCGCCGCTGAAATACCTCCTATTGTTTGCCTCAACTGCCTCGCTGCTGCTAATTCCTCATCATCTGCGCGCACCATAGAAGTGATTCAGCAATATCAGCTCAACCACCGCCACGATGGTGCAGAGCACAACGAAGCCAGGGCTGAAGACTCGCTTGCGATGGGATGAACTGCCGTCCGGCCAAATGCCAGCTTCGGTTGTGAAAACCAGCATGAGAGCCAGCAGAGCATAGGTCCACACCTTGTTCCAAAAGCTCTGCTCTCGCCATGAAGTCGATGGCTTTCCAAGGGCGGATGGCATCAGTAAAACTTCTGCAGCGCCTGGACAACCACGCCAACGATCCGGCAATTCTCGTCGACGGCCTCAATGGGGTAGCTCGGATTCAGCGGCTTCAGGAACAGTCTGCCGCCATCACTGACCAGCTTCTTGAAGGTAGCTTCGTTGCTGTCGGGTAGCTTGGCCACGACCAGCTTACCTGGGGCAACCTCGGCCTCGGTATCTACCAGGATCAGCGTGCCCTCAGTAATGCTCTGGCCGGCGGGCGCCGTCATCGAGTCGCCTTTCACCTTCAGCCAGAATGCTGTGCCCTTGGAGTCGTACTCCGAGAACTCATAGCTGTCCGAGAATCCGACTGGGTAGGGCTCAACAGCTTCTGCCCAGGCGCCGGCGGCAACCCAACTGATTACTGGGTAGCGGAATGATTTGGTGGGCTGAGCGGCAATTGAGATGTTTGACTCGGCAGCGCTCACACCTGTCATTGGCCCGGTATTTTCGGAGAGCCAAATAGCGTTCACACCACACACATGGGCGATCTTCGGTAGGTGTGCGCTTTGAAGGTTCTTTCCGGTCTCCAGCTGGGAGATTACCGGTTGCTCAACACCCACTTTTAAGGCGAGCGCCTTCTGCGTCAGCTTGGCGTGGTTGCGTGCGGTTTTGATTCGTTCGGCGAGTGTGCTCATCAGCTGAAATTTATAAGTTCCCTTATCGGCTTGCAAATAAGTTTCCTTCTAATTAGAATATAAGCAGGCTTATCAGGAGGGCGCTCTTATGACCCCTATCGAAAGGCTCGTCGACTTCTTCGGCGGGCAAACCAAAACCGCTTTAGCGCTCGACGTTTCTCAAGCCGCAGTTTCGTACTGGGTTGCCGGGATTCACCCGATGCGCGCCGAAAAGGCTTTCAAGGCAGAAGAGTTGACCGGCGGAAAAATCACTGCCCGCGAGCTATGCATGCGCCAGAAGGGGGCTCAATCCGCCGCCTAACATTCCTGTCCGCCGTTCCATTGAAGCCAGATTAGAAGAGAGCAGTCCCCATGCAAACGTCCAGTTCCAGACACACCGTACAAACCCGTGATCAGGTGCTGGTCGCCCATGCTGCAAACCAGATCGCACGCACCAGCTTGAGCCAGGACGATTTTGCCCAAGCGTTGAGCCGCGAGCTGCATCTGTCGTGCCCAGAGAAGGCCATCGCCAAAGAGGTGCCTGACTTCACCTTGTTGACCACGCAGAACGACGTAGCCGATTTTGTGAAGGCGACCGGCCGCTGGCTAAAGCGCGTTCAGCGCTGGCTGTCTGGCGATCAGGAAATGCCGTCCTGGCTTGAAGAATCATGGGTGAACGCCCTTGAGCCTGAATTTCGCGACCACTGCATCAATGAACTGGCGAGCCGCCACGGCCTGACCGGAGCCCGCCAGATGACCAGCGACCAATGTGCGAACAAAAGCTTCGGTGCGTTGATCCGTGCCTTGGGCGACGTGATCGACACTGGCAGCGAGGTGTTTGACGACCAGGTGATGTGCGAGCAGGACCTGCCGCACTTGCCTGCGTTCGCAAAGCAGTGCCGCCAGGTTGAAGCGAAGGCGGGGGAGCTGGGGCGCCGTGCCGAGCAGTTGCTCGCGGCGGCCCGGCCGCTGAAATCCATAGCCTGAATCACAGGCACAAAAAAGCCGACGTACGAGGTCGGCTTCTTCAACAGCTTTAAGCGAGAGAAATCATGCCAAACATTGTTCCGATACACAACCCTCGGGGGTTCACCCGAATGGACAACCAGATGATGGATGGCTTGATGGCCATCGATTTGTCGGCGCGCGAGATGAAGATCGTTCTGTATGTGGCAAAGGCCACTTTGAACTTCAGCACGGGCGCCCATCGCATCCCTGCGGTCGATATTGCCAAGGCTACTCATATCCATCCTGATACGGTGTCGAAGGCTATCTCTGGGCTGCTGCGCCGTCGCGTGCTGTACCGTGAAGGCGGTGCGCGCGGCGACATCGGAGTTTGCGACCCAAAAGAGTGGATCTTCGTAGTAGAGCCGAAACAGACCATATCGTCTGATTCGGCTCAAGTGGTCCGAATCGGCTCAGCCGCGAAACAGACCAAAACCGACGACTCCCTTCTTTATACAAAGAAAGAACCCCTATTAACTCTTTCTTCGAAAGAGATTAATCCGCCCCAACCAAAAACCGAACCGGCGCAGGTTGATCGCAAGGCTCCATTCGGCATGGCGCAGTTGCTGGCCGACAACCCGCACAGCATCCCTGAGCAATTGCTGGCCGACTGGCTCACCCAGCGAAAGGCCAAGCGAGCTGCCGTGACCGCAACTGTCTGGTCAACAGTGAACTCCGAGCTGGCCAAGTGCGCCGAAGCCGGGATCACCGCCGACGACGCAATCACCGAGGCGCTGAATTCCGGCTGGCAGGGTTTCAAGGCCTCCTGGGTGATCAAGCGATTGGCTGAGTCCGCACCACCACAGGCGCCACAATCTCGCCACACCGGGTTTGCAGAGCGCAACTACACCGATGGACTGATCCAGCGTGAGGACGGTTCCTATGCGATCTGAGTCCGCTGAGCAGCCCGCTCCTGAGCTACCGCCAGGAACACGCATCCAGCCAGGCGACTGTGAGATTCACGGTGCTTTCGAGCAAAAGGTATTCCCTGTGCTGGGCAAGGAGCTGAAGAGCGCCTGCCCTGAGTGCAGCCGACTCGCGCGCGAGAAGACCGAGGCCGCCGAGTTGGCTAACAAGGCAATGGAGCTGCGTATGGCCATGGGGCGCAAGCTCGGCGCCGCATTGATCCCCAAGCGCTTCGCCTCGAAAACCCTGGACGGCTACATCGCCATCACCGCAGAGCAGCGCAAGGCATTGAGCACTTGCCGCCGGTATGCCGCCGAGTTCAAGCAGATCGCCGAGGCCGGTCGATGCTTGTTGCTGTTGGGCAAGCCCGGTACCGGCAAGACGCATCTGTCCGTGGCGATCGCCAACGAGATCATGGCCAGGTCCAGCGCCACGGCGGTGTACCGCACCATCGGTTCCGTGCTGCAGGCCATCCGGGCGACCTACGACCGCACCAGCGACCAGAGCGAAAGCCAAATCCTCGCCAGCCTGATCAGCCCATCGTTGCTCATCCTGGACGAGATTGGCGTCAGCAAGGAAATGCCCAGCGACTTCGAGCTGACCACCCTGTTCGCAATCATCAACGGCCGCTACGAGCAGATGCGCCCCACGGTGATCGTCTCCAACTTGGAAGCCAAGGCGCTGCCGGATGCCATCGGCGACCGCTGCATTGATCGGCTTCGGGAGGGTGGTGTGATCGTCATTCCGTTCGAGTGGGAATCGCAGCGCGGCAAGGAGGGTTTCTGATGTCCGACAAAATCTCAGTCAACTGCCAGGCCAAGCTCTCTGAGGTCATCACCAAAATCAGCGCCATGTACAAAGACAAGAAGTT